TTGGTATTCGGCGACCGAAATCGAGCCGCCGTATTCAAGCACCTCCGGTACCGTCGCCCCTGCCGGCTTGTGCGGGCCTCGCGATTCCGCAAGAACCGGCCCGATAACGAGGTTTTTGCGTGCGGCCTCGTAGACGAAGAGAATCAACCGCTTCAGCGTGCCGACGTGGCTACTGGGCGGTTGCCCGGGGGCGGACGCCTTCTTTCGCTTGCGGATGCTCCGTCGCGCGCGGCTGCGGACGTAGGCGCCAAAACGGGACAAGACCCGGCGCGTCGCCGTGTCGACCGCACGCTTGACGGGTGCGGCGTCAAACATTGCGCCTTTCGTCTGGTCCAACCTGAGGCCGATCATTCGGTCACCATAAAGGTAAAACGCCAAATGCCGGTGAATACCGTCTTGCTATCCAGGTGCTCCGGCGAATAGCCGGCCTCCGCACCCGGCACACTCTCGGTGGTTTGCCACGCCGCGACCTCGCAGCCGGGCACGCGTTTCAAATCAAACAGGCCGCGGATGGCGTGCATCAAGTCGAGCATCGCATCAAAGGCCGGCACGTTGTCCGGGTCTATCGCCTGTTGGACACCCACGTCGATGCCGTAATAGGCCGTCGTCCTGCTCCGATCCGCTGCCTGGCACGTGAACGTCGACGGAATGACTTGCACGACTCCGGTTTCCAACTCCTCCCGGGTCGCGTTCGGCCAGGCTTTCCGAACCGCGGTAAAGGCCCCCAAGCTGGCCGCGTTGATTGCGGCCGTCACCGCATCGGCGATTTGGGAATGCCGGTTCACGTGACCTTCACCCGTTGCGTGTGAATCCGCCAGCTATTGCCGTAGGGGTCCTCCGGCTCGAAATGCGAGCCTCCAGCCGGCCGCATGGCCTTGTAAATCTCTGCACGGCCGGCCCGCGTGATCCGAATCTGGTCCCCTAAAAGGGGCTCGACCACCTGGCCCAACACAACCAGGTCGGCACACCGCACTAGAAAATCGGTCACGCGGGCCTGCACCGGGAATCCCTGGGCGCCGTCCACCTCAACCAGGGCGTCTTCCATGACGACGGTGAGCGCAATTTCCGTCGCACCCTGCACGTACACCGCGGCGACGCCGGCCACGCCGCGAACCGTCGCCGTCATCCGCGCGATGGCCTTTTCCATTGGGTTGCTCATCGCCAGTCCTCGGTAAGCCGGGCCGCTACTCAGAACAGCAACGAGACGGTCATCGAAGCGCCCGAGCAGTCGCCCGTCCCGCCTGCCAAAACCGACTTGACCCGAACGTACCGCTCGCAGTTGCTCGGCAGGCGGAACCGCTCGGTAACAGCCGCCGCCCCCGCCCCGCCGGCCCCGGTCTGGACGATCACCTTGTCGGCGATGATCTTCGCGGATCCCCACGCCACGTCATCGTCGGTTTCGATCGAGTACGTGTTTGTGTCCGCGTCCGGTAGCTGCGTCGTGTTCAATGCCGGCGCCTGGATTTCCAACTCGCAATCGCCGTGCTCGAGGCGGGCCCCGCGGGCAGACAGCGCCCCGAGGTCCATGGCGCCACTTGTGACCGTGGCGTCCGCAGTGCCCAGCGCCTTCGTCTCAATGAAAGAGGCGTCTTTGACTTTGTGATCTGCTCGGTCCATTTTCCGTTTCCTCGTAGAGTTCGGGTTTCAACAAACGCACTCCAGCCGCCGGCGGCTTAGAGCGCCAACTTCTCGATGTTGCTGATCGAGTCCGTGGTGAACACGGGGATTTGTCCTTCCGGCCCGTCGATCGTGTCGGGCCACGGGGCGGGCGCGCCGGTCGGGCTCGTCGCCGTCCGGCTGTTCTTCCACTGCCGCCGACTCCGCCGGGTCATGTAGCACGCCGTGGGCGGTTTGCCGGCGGGGAACTTCTCCATGGCCTTGTCGATCAGGGCATCGGTCAGGCCTTTACCCGAGTCCTCGGTCAGCTTCTTGATCCGGCAGAGCGTGTAGACGCTCCCAATTTGGAGTCCTGGCCGGAGGTAGAGTTCCTGCCGATAGCCGGTATAGGGGTTTGACGATCCGTCGATCAGCCGCACTTCCTGCGGATCGGTCACGTCGGCGCGGCCGCCTTGCCCCAAGACCCACTTGGCATCCTGGACGCCCCAACGCACCAGCCACACGCTCGTTGCCGTGTCGTCGGTCGTACCGCCGGCGTCGATATACATCGTGGTGTTTGCGTAGCATTGCAGCAGGCCGGGGAAAGCGTCGGTCTTGCCGAAGGTGGCATCGGCCCCGTAGAAAAACGCGACGCCAAGCGTCTGCATCGCGGCCTGCATGATGCCGAGGGCCTCTTCCGCCAGGTAGGCCGCGGCGCCGTCCTCGGCCGCATCCGCCGCCGCCTTGTCGACCTCGAATTGCGGGTTGAGCAGATAGCACTCGACGAGCCGCTGCTCCAAGGTGCTCTTGCTCACCGCGGTTCCGGCGTTGACCTGGCGGAAACCGACCGTAGGCAAGCCGGTCCGAACCCGCGTCTTGTAGTTCAGCCCCGCGATCGTTCGCGCGGCCCCCAGCAACACTTCGGGCGTAGCCTTGCCGGCCTCTTCGATCAGCCCAACGGCCGCATCGGTCCCGTTTCGCTTGATCACGTCAAGCAGCGTTGGCATTGCCATTTTTTCGCTCCTCTCCTCAAACCACAGTGTCAACCGCACAGGCAACGTCGCCCGCGCGCCGCTATTTCCCGCGCCCCATGACCGCCGCATTGTGGGCCACCAAGGCCGACAATCCATCGCCGAAGTTGGCCCGCTGCTCGTCGCTCACCTTCGAGCCGCCCTCCGCTGTGCCGCTCAAGGCTTCCTCCTCGCCGCGGTCGACGTTGGCGAGTTTGGCCTTGAGGTCCGCGTTCTCCGCGGCCAGTGCTTCGGCGTGAAGCTGCTGCGCCTCGGCAAACGTCTTGCGCTCGGCAAACCACTGCGCCCCGTTCTCCGCGCCGAAGGCGTCGATGAACCGCTTGCACTCTGCCCGCGGATCCTGTTCGGCAGCGTCGGCCAGCTTGTCGGCCGGCTCGGGCGCGGCCTCTGCCTGCTTATCCGGCAACGGCGGCGGGGCCTGCTTGCCGGCATCGCCCGCCGGCTTGGTCTGCTGGTCTTGCTCCGACAGATTGGTCGGATCGGCCGTGTCTTGCTCGGGTTTCTCACCCATGACATTTCCCTCCTTTGAGTGGGATAGAAATTGAACGTGCACCGTTTCGCCCTCGGCGAGTTTCGTGCGGGTTCCCTGATCGGCACCCCACGGCACAACGGCCACGCTGCGGAGTGGCCACTGCCGAAAGATCACGGCGGGCCCTTGGATAGTCTTGCCGTTCACCTCGGTCTTTGCAGCCGCGCCCAACTCTTCGACCACGATTCCATTTCCGCCGAAGAAGATGGACGCCTCGTAAGGCACACCCGCCTGTGCCCTGTAGATGATTTCCCTCGCCTTGTCGTCTTCCCCGTACGGGACAAGCCAGCCGTCCGCGTGAAGGCCGTCCTTCTTCACCTCGAATCGATCGAGGTATCCGATCAGTCTGTCGGCATCGTGCAAGTAATCGATCGTGACCCGCTCCCCCCGCTGCATCCCGTCGAAGTCGTGGTACCATCGCTCTCCGAACCGCTCGACGGCTTCATTGCTCCGGGCGTGCATGTGGATGGGGACTCGTTCGTCTCCTTCCGCAGGCTTTTGGAATTCGAGGGCTCCGCAATCAAGATAAAACGCGGCCCGGGGGTATTCATGGCTCTGCCTCGTGGGATCGTGGTTCGTGTCCGGCATCAGTCTTCTCCCTCCTCGTCTTTCACTTTGACCGGGGCCACTCCGACATTGACGTTGATGGCCGGCTGGGTGATCGTGACGCCCTTCTCGCGAATGTAATCTTCCTCGCCCGCTAACACGTCGATTACATCAGTCCGCCAATCGTCCCCATACTTCTCCTTCCGAATCTCGGTCCGCGTCCGAAGGCCGGCGGCGATCGCCGCCACGTCCCCCGCAACTTCCTTGGACTGGTCCCACCAGGGCATACCATCAGGAATCAGCTCGAATTTTAGGTCCGACACCATCATGCCGGCCGGCAATTCCAACACGCCGTCGAGCACCCAGAGCAGAAGCCGCCAGTAGATCACGCGCCGGATGATCGCGCGGAGGTTATCGCGCTTGGTCCGGCAGCTTTTGAGGTACAGCATCAAGGCGGCTTTGGAACCGAAGAAGTTGGTCCACGCCTCGTCGTAAAACGAGTAGGGAATGTCGAGGGCCTTCAACGCCATGCCGATGACAGCAACCATGAACTCCCGAAACTCCGCCGAAGGCGTTTTGGCCTCCAAGACCGCCGCGTCGTCGCCGGGGTCCATGTCGAGGACAAAAGGACCGCGGCCGAAATTGACTTCGTAACCCGCCTTTTCGGCCGCGGTCTCGGTAGCGTCGTCCTCGTCGTCTGCTGTGTTGGTTACCTCGCCAAAACTGCCTGCGCCATCGTCTGCCCGGGTGACCTTTAGCCCAAACAGTTGGGCCACCTTCGCTTTTAGGAGCGCGTACGTCACCCCCTCATACGTGTCCTGGAAGGAGTTGTAACCCGAGGCCATTGGCGTGATGCCGCGGACTTGATCGAAGCGGTCGAAGTAACCGTGCAGAAGCAGCCGGCCGGCGCCGACCATCCGCTCAAACTCAAAGCCCGAGCCGCCCTTACCTCGCCGGCAGACGCAATAGGCCATGGCCCGGCCGGCCGCATTGGTCTTTACCCCATGGGTCAAGTCCTCGATGTGAACGCTTGCCCCCGGCGGCAGACTCCAGGGCGTCCGGATTCGATCGCCCTCGATCGCCTGGACCTGGCCATTCCGGAGCTTGAGCACGCCTACATCCCCATCGACCACCGCGCGCGCTTCGGCGAGCCGCCAGAAACGGGCCCACGGATGCCTCGCCGCCACGTCGAAATTCTCCACCCGGCCCCACCACTCAAGCAGCTCCTCAATCCGCTGATCGAGGGCCTTGTCGCCTGTTTTTGCCTGGAACGTGAACGTCGATACGAAGTCGAGGTGTTTGCGGATTGCCCAGGCGGCCAGTGCAAAGTTCTGCTGGAGTTCCCGCGTTTCGGCGACGAGATCCCGCCGCTTGGCGGGCGGCAGTTGCTTGTCCTCACTTTCCAGCAAACCCGACGATGGACGCCGCCGCTTCTTACCGGTTTCGACGGCATCGTACCCGAGCCGGTACGGTCGGCCATCCGGCCCAACAAGGCGCGACAGGCGGGCGTGTCCGTTCGTGGTAATCATCCGTGCACGGTCCGTCAGAAGTTGGAAAGGTCGATCGTGGCGACCCGCGGGCGGCGCATGTGATTCAGCTCTCGCCGCAACTCAGCCAGCCGGCGCCGTACCTGGTCAAGGTCCCAGGTCACCCGCTGCGACCCCACCCCGGTCGACGAGGCGCCGGTGTTGAGGATTGCTTCAAGCTCCGCGATTTCGGTTTCCATGCTCATACCCTGATCGTTGAGCAGGGCGCGGAGTCTGGCTATACCGATTCGCGGGGTGTGTGGCGGAAAGCCAAGAAAAAGTGCGGATCACGCACTTTTGTTCAAATTCGGGCGCATACAAACAGCCCCGCGGCGGGCAACGCACCCGCCACGGGGCTCAGGAGGTGAGATCCGACGACTTTCTCACGCCTTGCGCTTCCGGCCGGTTTTCGCCGGGGGCGGGTCGGCCGCCAGCAGGAGCTGCTCGGGCGGCTCGATCGGATGGCCCCCGGCGGCGAACTCTTCCCGGATCTCGTCGACGACCGCCTGCAGGACGGCACCCTTCACCCACGACACCAGTTTCGCAAACATCTCATGCACCTCCACACTTACGCCTTGCGGCCGATCCATCCCCGGCCGCTGGGTTGTACGCTTTGCAAGGCCCCGCCCGGGTCGCGACTCCCGGGGGTACGCTGCGGGGCAGGGTGGGGGTGTCGCAGGCGGCCACACGTTGCTGAGCTGTCGCCCGGCCGGTGCCCGGTATCCGCCCGCCTGGGCCTGGCGTGGCGACACCCGAGGAACGCCTTACTCGCACACCTTGTCGACCAGCGGGGTCAACTCATCCGGCCAGCCCTTATCGCCGGGGCTGTGCTCGTTGGCCAGGAGCCAACGGGTGGCCTCCTCGTTGCTGAACCACTCGGCGCTCGGCGTCGAGCCCTGCCATTGGCTGGTCGAAACCACGTAGTACCGGCCCTTCCTCGACCGATACAACGTCTCGTGGTTCCACTGGCTCCCGGTTGCCAAGCTGATGTGGTTGTTGCCGTCCCACCGCGTGCCCTCTTCCCAACTGGCTGAGGCGTTCGTGGGGTCGACCACAGAGCCATCACTCATCCGATACCTCGACATAACAGACCTCCTGCGTCAAGCGCATTCAGCTCGCCGCCAAATCAACCCGTGGCGGCTTCGGGATCGGTCTCAACAGATTTCAGGGTTTCCTCAAATCCGCACTCGCCGGCAATGATTGCCTTGGCGAGTTTCCGATACGGCTTCAGGCTCCGGCGGCTGTTCCGCCGGATGTGGGCTCTTGTCTCGGGACCAGTGAATCGGGCCAGCGGCTTGTCTTGCCGGGCACAATTGCACCCCCGACAAGCCGTCACCAGATTGGCCTCACTGTTGTCGCCGCCGTCCGCCTGGCAACGCACGTGATCCAGCGTGATGTCCGTCGGATCGGCATCGTGCAGGTCGCGGAGACAGTAGATGCAGGCGAATCGGTCCCGCAGGTAGATCGCCAGGCGCTTGTCGGCCCGAATCCACTGGCCTGTGGCCTGGTGTCGGCTGCGGGCTTTTTTCTTTGCGGTAGCCATTTTCTTTCCCTTTCTGCCTTCCCTACAATGCAAATGTCATGCCGCATTGGCATAGCTGGCGGGAAAAGAGAGAAAGGCCCGAAACCTTTACGGGATAGGATGTTAGGGCGCGGCTTTGAAAGCATTCGGCCGAAACGGCGGGCGGGGTGCTGTCAAGATTCTGGCGGTTTTCGGGGGGGTTCGTCGGATTTCTGACACCGCCTCGTAAACCGTTGCCAGCTAACGAGTTACGGCGGGCGCTTTTTTACGCGGGTGTCGAGATTCCAACACCCCGGGATCGATGCCCAGGACCAGGTTGGCCGCGACGGTATCCAGGGCGTCGGCGATCCACACCAGCCGATACACCCGCGGGTCGCGGGTGCCGGCCTCGTAACGCGACCACTCGCCCTGATTTACGCCGGCCCGCCGCGCGGCCTCCGAGATCGACAGGCCCAACTCCATCCGCCGCCGCCGGATGTTCCGCGCTAGTGTGATTTGATGCTGGTTCATGCCAGAGTAGCATAGCAAACGGCGTGCCAAATCAGGCAAGCCGATCGGAGGAAGCCCGATTCTCGAAAAACCGATCGACCCGGCATTGACCGCAGGCCCGGCAGATCGTCCGCCGCCGGACGATGTGCGTGTACGGTTTCCCGTCCGGTGTGACGCCGCCGAACTCCTGGGTGAGCGTCCCCGAATAAGATTCGCGATCTGTGCTTCCGCAAGCCGGGCATCGCGTCAACGCGGCTTGCACCTGGGGGGCCGGCTTTGCCTTCTCCGTTGGCCGCTTTTTTGTCGACTTCTTCGGCATCTATCAGCCCTCCATGTACTGCACTCGTTTCCGTTTCCGCACTTTCCCCCGCCGCTCGACTACCCCAGGAATCCTCGCCCCCATCATTGCCGCCGCCGCCGCCGAGCCGACGAACGTATCCCACCAGTGGTTGTCCGGACGTCCCGGTTTCCATTCCCATTCGTAGCGGCCGAGCCCTTTGGCCTCCACCCACACGGCCCGCTCTGAGCAGAAGTGGTCAGCGAGCAACTGGTGTTCCTTCGATTCGCGGCCAAACAGTGACCAACAGCCCGGGTCGCCCAATGCCACGCGCAGCCGCTCCCAGGCCAGCGTCTTCCACCAGTTCACGTCGACCAACAGCACCCGGGCGCCTTTCTTCGGCGGTGGGATCCGCCAGTGAAAGCCCGATCGCCCCCCTTCCTTGGTCGCAAAGAACTCCGACCAGACGCGGCCCCGCGGGCAGTAGAATCCCATCGCGGGCAAGATGATTGCCGCATGGGGTGACCGCAGGCAAAACGACACCACCAAGTCCCGGCTGTACTTGGCGTCAACCAACAGCCGCCCGATCCGCAGGGTCGCGCCGTCTTCCCTCTCCCACTCGGCCGACAGCAGCCGCTCGGTCAGCTCGGTCAGCCCGGCCAGGATGGCCCCCTCTTTGCCTTTGCCGGGATGCAGCCGCCCCAAGCTCTTTGGTGCCGTCGCCTGGGCAAAGTAGCGGACCGGCTGCTTTGGGTGGGTGCCGTAGTCGATCAAAAAACCCTCGAAGGTCGGCGTCCACGCCCCGACCGACCAGTACAACACCCGATCGTGTACGTCAATGTGAGCCGTCACGAACTCCGCTTTGGTCGGGACCACTCCCCGGGCCCGGCCATTGACTTTCCCCGCCACCAGTGCCGGCGTCAGTTGGTCCCGTTCCTTCTCGTTCGGTACGGGCTCTTGCTGGTACTCCGACTGAAAGACCTCCTCTCCGTCATCGATCAGGATGTCGTAGGCGTGTTGGATTGCCGAAAGCTCGTTGGCGTTGCGGCAGTATTTCCACGACACCACGCACCCGGCGTCCATTTCGCGGCGGTGCTTGCGGTAGAATGCCGTAGCGGCGCGATGGGCGCGGTCCTGGTCTGCCGGAATCGTCCGGTCAAAGGTCCGGCGGATGTCCGCGTACTGCTTGAGCCAAAGCGTGTCGTGGGCATCGGCCCACTTTCGGACCATCGGGACACGCTGGCCTTGCCAGGCCGGATCGGCAAGCAGCGTTTCGATCATGTCATCCGGGGCGATGATCGTCGCGTTGATGACCACCGCCAACCCCTTGCCCCGGCCTGCGGTTTGGCAAATGCCCTTCCGCAAGATCGTGAGGTGCTTGTTGACCTGGGCTTGCGTCGCCGCGCTTTCGTCGTCCTGGGGGTCGTCGACGATGGCCAGGTCGGGGCGGACCTGCACCCCATCGCGCCGCTTGTACTTGATGCCGCGGGCCTTGCCGTAGGGCCTCGCCGTGATGATAGCGCCCGACGCCATGGAGCCCTTGATGGTCGGCATCACGATGGTGTCAGCGCGCCAGACGATGTGTGTGTGCCGGCCGTTGCACGTCTGGTGCGGGGCCCGTTGCGGCTTGTTTTTCAATGCCCGGATGTACAGGCACACCTCGGGGAAGTCCGCGGCAAGCAGGTCGTTCTCTGCCAGCTCCGCCTTGATGCTGTCGATGTTGCCGGCCGATTCGTGCTTGTTGATGCCCACGATCAGGACGAAACGCCGGAGGCCATAGAGCACGGCCCAGATGGCCGCATTTTCCGAAATGGTCGTCTTGGCAAACCCCCTATAGACCGCATTCACCTGACGCCCTCCACCCCGGATGCAGCGTTCCATTTCGGCGATCATCCGCTTGTGGTCTTCACTGAAAGGCTTGAGGCCGGTCGAGTGAGGAAAGTACGTAGTGAGAAACTTCAAGAGGCTCTTGCCCGCCGCGTTGCGTCGCCGGATGTTTTCGGGTTCGGGCGGAAGCCCGACCTCGGCCAGTTCGGCGTACCGCTCGCGTGACCGGCCCGCGACCTGGGCGGAGTGGGCCGCTGCCCTGTCGGCCGGCGTGCCGGCGAGGGCCTCCGCCTGCCGGAGTAGCTTGGCAAGGTCGGCCGCTTTCTTGCGGAGGTCGGATACCGTTGGCATTCACTCAAGGGGCCTTTGTGAGTTTGGGGGCGAGGCCGGCGTCCTTTGCCCGCTGGAGGATCACGGCCACGTACTTCGGCTCGATCTCGATTCCGTAGCACACGCGGCCAAGCTGCTCCGCAGCGATCAGGGTAGTGCCGGAGCCGAGGAAGGGGTCGAGGATGGCCCCTTTGCCTTGCACGATTTCAATGCACCACCTGATGAGTTCCACCGGCTTTTGCGTGGCGTGCAGGTGGCGGCTATCACCCTTCCGGTCGCCGTCGCGGAACGCCCCTTGCCACATAAACCGAAACATTTGGGGTCGCCGGAGCGGCCAAGCAAACGCCGCCTCCCACTCGCAATTCCGCAACGCCAAGTCGTTCTTCGTGGTCCTATCCCACGCTAACCATGCGATCTGCCCCGGAGGTAGTTTGTCGTAGAAACAAGTAGCTCCCCAAATACATCCCCTCGGGTATGCCAACCAGGGCGTAGGATCAAACGGTGTATCGTCACCAATAATCGTATTCGTGAATTTGGGATTGACGTGTTTTTTGCAACCATCGGCATTGATCCCAATACCATAGGGTGGGTCCGTGATGCACGCTTCTATTTTGTCACCACAAGACACCCGCCCCACATCCTCGGCCTTCGTCGAGTCCCCGCACAGCACCCGATGCACGCCCGCCTTGCCGGGGATCTCCCAGAGCTGGCCGAGGGCCGTCCCCCACTCCTTTTGCAGCTCGGCCGCCCGATCCAACTGCGGCTCAGGGTCTTCGACCGGCTGGCCATTGCCGCCCGGCTGGACACCCGCCTCCGCCGCCAACCCATCTAGCATCGCCCGCAATGCCTCCGACTCCGTGTCGATCTCGGCCAGCAGCTTCGCCAGCTTTTGGTCGTCCGCCTCCGCCATCTTCCCCACCGGATCGAAGGTAGCCAGCAGCTTTCCTGCCTCTTCCTCCGTCACGTCCAACACTAGCACGGGGATTTTCTGGTCGGGCGCCAGCTCGGCCCGTAGGTGCCCGTCGATCAACTGGAGGCCGTCTGGCGTCTCCCGGGCCAGGGCAGCCCCCGCATAGCCCACCTCCGCCAGAAGGGCCCGCATGGCGTCCTGTTGGCCCTGTGGATGCGTCCGCCAATTGCGTGGGTTTGGCGCCAACTCCGACGCCTTTACCCGACGTAAGCTCTTGATTCGGTCGCGAATCTTCACGGAGCTGCACCAAAGGAAAGAAAGGGAGTTACCTTTTTCGAT